AAGAGTTCGATAAGCTTCCTGAAGCCAATATGAATGGCCCGCAACGTCCTGATCCAGCAAAACAGCTAGTCACTGACATCAGTAATATTCGATTCTTAGAAGCGGAAATTGAACAAATTGGTCGGGGGCGGCGTGGCGCATTTTCACCACAGGCTCTTTCAATTCTTCAATACGCAGGTATTCCGCCGACGAAAGAAGCTGTTGCAACATTCATACAGCAACAGCGGAAGTTAATCCCAATCTTCATTCCGCCTGATTTAATTCCTAACTAACGCCCTGCGGGGCTTTGAAGGACACCAGTGAGCAATCCGATTCAACAGCCCACCGGAGGTGCGCCTCCGAAACGGCAACAGCCAGTCACCGACTGGTCGCAGGCATCACCTGAAGATTACAACGCGGCGTTGATGCAGTCTTTCCAGAGCGATAGTGCTTCAACTCCACAGACCGATCAGCAGCAGTCGCCCACGACGCCGATTCACGGCTTCTGGCACCGGCTGCTCTTTGGTGCTGAAGGAACCACACGCTCAACTGAGATTAAGCACGCCGTAGGTCGTGGTCTCGCAGGCACAGCAAACAGTATTTCCCGCGCTGCCTTTGAGTTCGGCTCATTCGTCAGCCGCCATGCCAGTGTTCCTGGTTCAGGACCGGGAGGTCTAAACATTGGTGAATTTATTCAGCCGGGATTCAACGCTGCTTATGATGAAGCGGGTGGGGCGCGCGGTTTCATGGCCGACGAGAACACAGACATTGTAACAGAAGACGAGATGCTTGCTGCTTACGGCAAACATAGTGACGATCCTCTCGCCAGTTTCATTGAAAGTGCTACGCAGTTCGTTGCTGGAATGGTACTCACAGGCGGGGGCGCTGGTGGTCCTGGTATCATAGTGAGAGGGGCTCTTTCTGACGCTATCGCTTTCAATCCCTACGAAGCGCAGCTTGCCGAACTCATTGCTCGTGCCCCCAACTGGACAGGTGTAGGATTACTCGGAAAACTCCTTAGTGTAAAAGGAGATGATAGCGCTTTAGTTGCCCGCATTAAACGGTCAGCGGCTGGAGCTATTTCCGGTGCCGTGCTCGACGGACTCATTTCTAGTGTTCGTTGGATACGCGCCAATCGAGTTTTAGCTCTTGAATCCGGTTTATCTGCTGAAGCGCGAGCGGCGCAGCAAGAAGTCGTCGATCAATCTCGGCGTGTCATGGAGCGGTTTGCTGAAGGACAGCATGTTGCTGAAGGTCAGCACGTCACTGTTAATCCGACAGGAGATGGTCACTTTGCTCTTGGTGTCAATCCCAAGTCTCCGATTGTTGCTGGTCTTGGCAGAGCAGAAGCGCGTCGGCTTGCGGAGTTTGATGCTCTTGGTAATGAGGCGCGTGATCTTTCGCTCATTCCTGCAGCGCAACGTACCCCAGAACAAACGGCGCGGCTCGCTGAGGTAGGCAAGCTAAAGCAGCAATACACTGACTTGCTCGCTGAGCCAGCAAACGGTGGCGGACGGCCAGTTGAAGGTGCTCCTGCTCGTACTATAACCCCTGATGAAATTATGGCTCGGCATCGCGAAGTAGCGACTACCGATTCTAAGGTTGCTCAGGATTTTCTCAATGAGAGCGGTGTCAAGTCCACTAGCCGTGCAGAATTGGAAACACAGGCTGCTGTGATGAACGACGCGCTCGATGCGCGGCTTCAGGCTAATGCTGGCGTGTCTCCGGCTGAACTCGCACAGCACCAGCAGTTCGCTAAGGAGTTGTTCACTGCTAACACGCCAGAAGAAATAGCTGTGCGTGCAGAGACAGCCAACTTCAACCTGTCGTATTATGCCTCGCAGCCCGAAGTGATGGCGCAAATCGAGGCCATCTCAAAGCAGTTCCGTAACGCGATGAATGAAGCGCAGGGCCGCCCTGGTGGCGTACCTGTGAAAGAATCTATCCGCATTGCCCGCGAAGCTATTGGTGGCCTAACGGAGCGTGAAGCTCCTGCTGTCATCAGGGCAAAGTTAAGAACGACTGAAGACCTTCATGCGTGGCTCCTCGCCAGTGATATGGTAATGCGCGGCATGGGTAAGAGACTTGCCAGGATGTCTGAGCTTCTCGATGCGCGACCACACGATGTGATAGCACATGAGGAAGCCAGGATTGCGCTGGAGAACTTCTACAACACTACACGCGAAATTGCAGGTGCTAACAGTGAAGTCGGACGCTCACTTCGTATTTTGCAAGAGCGCTCGTCTGCATCAGTGCTTTCTAAACCCATCAGGTTCAAAACAGAAGGCGCGACGGCTGCGGCGAAACCCAAAGCTAAAACTCCCACTAAAGCTCCTGCTGAACCTGTGCAAATCACTGCCGGTATGTCTCATCGTGAGATCGCCGCGCAAGCTCGTATGATTCGCATGGCTGATGGTGCCCCCCGCGATGTGTTTGCAGTTGCACACGCTGCTCAAGTCATTAAGAATACTAGCAATCTGAGCAGGGCGTTCGAGCTATTCGCGAACTTCCTACTCTCCGGCCCTCGCACCGTTCAAACCGTCTTCGTATCTGGCGCAGGGCTCAACATCTTCGAGCCGTCTGTCAGAATGCTAGCCGGGGCTGCCACAGGAAATCGCGCGCTGTTTCGTGAAGGCGCAGACATCATGTGGGGCAACTTCAAGTACATCTCGGAAAACATTAAGGGCATGAGAATGTCCCTCAATGCTGGCCGCAGCATCATCAATCCGCAGCCGCAGCACATCGCTATCGGCGGCGTTACTGGTGATGTCGTTCGTATTCCTGGCCGCGTTCTCGGTGCGGCAGATGAGTTCTCTCGTCTCACTGCGTACAGAGCCTTTGTGCGTGCCAAGTCTTTACGACTCGGGCGCGAACAGGGACTCACAGGTGCAGCGCTAGAGGAGCGTGTTGTTGAAGACCTTCGGGCTGCATTCGATACAGAGACCGGCATCGCCACGCTTCCCGAAGCACTGAGATATGCAGAGGTGCCAACGATGGCCGCTCCTCTGGGACGTGAAACGTTTGGTGGCGGGTTTCAGACTTTCGTGAACAACCACCTTGAAGCGCGCTTCATTGCGCCCTTCGTGAAGGCGTCGGTCAACATCTTCCGATACGTCCACAAGAGTATCCCAGGCCTCAACCTCCTGAATCGCGAGGTGCGTGAAGCGCTGGCGCGAGGTGGAGAAGAGGCGGCAATTATTCACACTCGTTCGGCTGTTGCAGGTTCGCTCTATGCCTTCGGTCTCTACCAAGCGTCTGCTGGTAACCTCACCGGGCGCGGCCCGTCTGATCCAGACCTTCGGCGTTTGTGGCTTGGCAACACTGCTGAAGGTAAAGGTCGCCAGCCATACTCTATCAGAGTCGGCGGGAAGTGGATCAGCTATGCTCGTCTTGATCCGCTAGCTATGCCGCTCGGTTTGATGGCCGATCTCAGCACGATCATTCACGAGTCAGATGAGAAGGCGGCAGAGCCTACGGACATGGCTTACGCGACGGTTTCGGCATTGTTTTATAATCTGTCGAGCAAATCATACCTCTCAGGCATCACGCAGTTCTCTGAGGCGTGGGGCAGCAATGATCCGCACGCGACAGCACGCTGGATGCAGAATTTCGCAGCCAACGCCGCTGTGCCGCAGTTAGCAAACTCGCTGAATCCCGATGATGTCTACCGTGATGTGCAAGGCCTGGCTGACGCCATCATCGCTCGAATCCCTGGGTGGAGCACGACGCTCGATCCTCGGTTCGACATCTTCGGTGAACCGATGATGAAAACTCCTGGGCTATTGAATCGCAATCAGATTCTCACAGCGAAGGACACAGGCCGCTCAGTAGAAGACGATCTTCTGACCCTCGGTCACGGGCTGTCTCCGCTGACTCCGAAGATTGAAGGCGGTCTCATCAACCTTCAGGATCGCAATACGTTCGACAATGGTACAGGTAAATCACCATTTATCAGAATGATGGAGTTAATCCGTCGTCCTGCAGATGGTAGCCCGTCGTTGCGCGAAGCCATGAACGAGCTTGTACGGTCGTCAACGTGGCAGGAAGCCAGCGATGGCACGTCCCTGTTCCCCGGTGGGGAGCGGTGGATTCGTGCTGCCGCCTTGAAGAACAAGTATGAAAGTCGTGCGTTGAGGCAAGTGATGGACGAGTACCCGAAACTGATGAATCAGATTCGAGCCGTCCGGAGAATGCGCGGCGCAGCAATCACGAGCGGCGAATCTGGTGTTCAACAAATTGAACAACTGTTCGGCGTCTCTCCCAGGTAAAACAGCAGGCCCTCTAAAGGTGACCGGTAGCAACTACGGGCGGGGGCCTGCCTCTCCCCCTCCTCTATATGGATGACGAACCACAACTAGAACTGCAGCGGTCAGTCGGTCGCGTGGAATCGAAGCTCGATGCTCTTATCCATGAAGTCCGAACATCTAATGCCAGACACATCAGTGTTGGCGCGGCCCTATCAAAACGCATCGGCAAGGTTGAGAAGTGGCAGACTCGTATTATCGCTGCTGGTAGTACGGTAACAGTCATTGCTGGTCTTCTTTTCAAGTATCTCACTCTTCAAAACAAGTAAGGATTGTCTGTGGCTGAAATTCCTCAGAGCCCTGAGCACGACACTGAACTCAAGAAGCAACTCGACATCAAGACGCGGCTCGAAACCAAGTGGTTAGAGCGCATGGAAAAGATGATAGACAGTGGGGAGATCACGTCCACAGACATGGCGACTCTCGCCCGCGTGCTCATGCAGAATGGGTGGGTGATCGACGCTAACAAACTGCCTCAACAGCTTCGAGACAAGCTCACGACACATCTCTCGTTTGAAGAGGATGATGAAGAGCCAAAGATCAGGATGATGAGATAAGACGTGTACACCGCCGACGAAATCAAAGCGGCGGGTCTCCACGATTTCAGAGTCTTCTTGAGACAAGTGTGGGATTTTCTTCTACTTCCCCCGCCCACGCCTGTTCAGAATGACATCGCGTATAATCTTCAGCACGGCCCGCGCCGGTTCATCATTCAGGCGTTCCGTGGCGTAGGTAAGACCTGGATCACCGTTGCCTTTGTGTTGTGGTGTCTCCTGCTCAATCCTCAACTGAAGATTCTCGTAGTGTCTGCCAACCAGCAACTGGCTGATGACTTCTCGAAGTTTTGTAAGCAGTTGATCCACGGAATGCCGATACTTCAGCATCTCGCTCCTAGAGAAGGACAGCGAGACTCTGCTATCTCATTTGACGTTGGTCCTGCTACACCCTCGAAAGACCCGTCCGTTAAGAGCGCAGGTATCACCGGTCAAATCACCGGCAACCGCGCTGACATTATCGTTGCAGATGACATTGAGATTCCCAAGAACAGTTACACGCACGTCATGCGTGATAGGCTGTCTGGACTAGTCAAAGAGTTTGATGCCGTGCTCAAGCCTGAAGGTAGAGTTATCTATCTCGGCACACCGCAGATCGAAGCAACGCTTTATAGCATCCTGGGACAACGCGGCTACACGATTATGGTGTGGCCCGCAGAGATTCCTAAGCGCATCGAAGCTTATGTCGGTCGGCTTGCTCAGTTCGTCATTAGGCGCATTGAGCAGGGGGCGAAGCCCGGTGATCTAGTAGACCCTAAGCGCTTCAGCAAAGAAGACCTTACTGAGCGTCTCGCTTCATTTGGTGCAAGCGGCTACGCGCTCCAGTTCATGCTGGACACTAACCCGTCTGATGCTGACAGACACCCGCTCAAAACTCGCGACCTCATCATCCACGACTGTGACTCCGAACAGGGGCACGTCAAGCTGGTGTGGGGCGGCGATAAAACGATGGCAATGCAAGACCTTCAGAGT